GCATGGTGTATTCGGTCTCATTGGATTCATGCTCCGTCAGTTTGAGATAGCAAGACTTGTAGGGATCAGACCTTACAATGCTCTAGCATTCTCTGCTGTTATTGCTGTATTCGTGAGTGTATTCTTGATCTATCCTTTAGGTCAGCATTCATTCTTCTTTGCTCCTTCTTTTGGAGTAGCAGCAATCTTTAGATATATCTTATTCATTCAAGGTTTCCATAACATTACCCTTAACCCCTTTCATATGATGGGTGTTGCTGGTATTCTTGGTGGTGCTTTACTCTGTGCTATTCATGGTGCAACAGTTCAGAACACCTTGTATGAAGACTCAACTATCTATTCGGATAATGAAAGTAGGAGTACAACCTTTGGTGGATTTGATCCAAAGCAAGAGGAAGAAACTTATTCTTTCATCACTGCTAATAGATTCTGGTCACAGATCTTTGGTATTGGATTCTCTAACAAGAGATTCATTCACTTCTTTATGCTCTTTGTACCTGTAACAGGTATGTGGGCATCATCAATTGGTATCGTAGGTCTAGCACTTAACCTCAGAGCATACGACTTTGTATCTCAAGAGATA